TAGCTCTCCCCTCGAGTACCTATTTTCATAGTGGAGCGGGTGGATCATCATTTTATGGAGTTGGTGGTGCTGCTGTAGGGGGGGCAGCAACTCGCTCTAATGGTAATAATGGCAGAGGCTATGGTGGTGGTGGCGCCGGTAGTGGTTTCCCGGGGCCGCTGCCTAGTGCACCACCTGTTTATAGCGGAAGTGGTACAGCAGGTATCTGTATAATTACTGAATATATTTCATAAGGAGATGAAAATGAATGAGTTATTTTTGAAAGTTGGCATTGTAGTATGTTTGGCTCTTGGTGGTATAGCATCGTCAGTTTTATTTAAGCTAAAAAAAGATAATAAAATTGAAGAGTATGCTGAGCGTCTTATTGCTGATCGTACTGGATTCTTGATTGATCTGAGTCCTCAAGATGGATTTGATCCAGATGATAAAGTTGACGAATAGATCGATTTGTAGGACAATCTGACTGTCTTCAAGATGTTTCCGGCCGCATATCATACTATCATGTTAGAGGTGCGGCCGGTTTTTTTACGACTAACTAGATAGCCGCTCTTAAGGAAAGAGTCTTTGTTAGAACTTTAAAAGCTTAAATTTCTCAGCTTCTTTCTTTATTTTATTAATATTGCAGTCTTTGGAATAGGTACCCATGACGATCCACTTAGGAGCTTCGGTATCTTTGTTTGTTTGTACATAGACATCAAGGTCCAATTCGTTCTGTACGAGGCAGAATGTTCCATGCTGTGCTGTATCTAAAATGCCTGGCGATCCATATCGTTTGATAAACACTGTTTTTTTACTCATAAGTTTCCTTGAGTAGATATACAGGGTGTGCTAAACCTTGTTTGTTATTTACCGTTTCTCAGATTTTTTATTTCTCTTATTCTTTTTGTAGAGGATAAGAATTTAGCTTTAGGAATATCGGCAAGTGATTGAATTCTTAATCCGTCTAATACCATTTCAGCAATATCTGGATATTCTGCAAGCTCATATTCAAGTTCTTGTAATTGATCATTAGTAATTGTCTCTACCATATTCTCTTTAGGATTATATTTAGTGTTGAGTGCAGTTCCTTTAGCGAATGTTTCTCTTGTTGTTGCTACTGCTGCTTCTCCGTCATCATCTTCGTCACCGGTGATCACACTAATTAATGCTGAATAGTTAATACGTTTAAGGTAGGTGATATAGCTAGAGATTGTTTGTATATCATTTTTAGGAGGAACGATTCTTGATTTAGATTGGATCCACTGACCTGATGAGTGTCTTAGTTTGGTAATAAGAGTAGATTGTCCATCCTCTATCTGTACTATCTGCTGCGTAATAGACAGGTTGTTTTTACAGAGTGCAGGTCTTGATGCTTCAACGATTGACTGCAAGTCAGCATAAGATGATTTGAAGTACGGGTTAGATTTGTTAAGTCCTGCAATTTTAAATTCAGACTGAGCTTTAGACAATGCAGTTGCTATTTCGTTACACTCATTGCTTTCATTTGGCTCTTTTGCAAATATTTTATGGTTGCTGGTGTTGAGTTTATCTATATTTAAAGAAAGATTCTCTATAAGAGCTTGAATGTGTAGCAATTCTTTAGTTTCCATTATTGCTCCCTTTTTTTATAGTAATGACTGTTTTATTGTTCATATTTGTTTCTGATTTTTGTAGCTAGTTTATCTGCCGTCACACATTTAATGGCTCCTCGAGATTTGATAATCATTGGTAATCCATCAGAGGGGTTGATACCTTTACGTTCTGCTCGTTTATATGTTTTGAGTGATATGACATTGGCTATAATTACTCCTGAGTCACCATCTTCAGCAAGAACATTTTCTATAGTATTGAATACGGTTTTTATCATATTGTATGCGCAGCAGTATGTTATTGAATTTTCTTTGCTTATCTTTAATGCTAAGTTTCTTTGGTTATATTTCATTACTTTGCTCCGCTATTAGTTTGTTATAGGAACGTTTAACGTTTTTTCAGCTTCTTTTTTTTCAGCTTTCAATATTTCTTCTCTAGCTTCCATCATCAATTCAAAATTTACTTCTTCTTGAGTCATCTTTCCCCTTAATATTTACTGTTTTTCATATGGACATTATCCCATACGCACGTGATAATGTCAATAATTACTAGCGCCTATTTACTTTATGTTGCAGGTGTGTTAAAATATCAATATTAATAACATAGGGAGGCCAAATGGTTCATAAAGATACATATTTAAGTTTAAACCAAACAATGGAGATTTTAGGTGTATCTAGGAGCACAATGTACGCGTGGAATAAAAGAGGATTACTGAAAGCAGTTCGTGATCCGTTAACCAATCGTCACTACTATTCAAAAGTTCAAATAGAAAAAGCGTTAAACAGATTGGATGTTGCATTTAGCAACCTAGAGCAAGAATCTAAATAATTAGACCTAAATAATTAGACCTATTTAAATGCTAGACTTAAATAATTAGACCTAGCATTTAAATAGGCGTATAGTGATTTTAAAATTATTTAATTATCCTCGTGTGATGATATAATTATAAAAAATTGACAAAAAAAGAGAATGGAACTTAATCCATTCTCATAATTTTACAACCTGTCTTCCCCAAAAAAGGTGTAGCAAAACAATAGCAAGAAAGCATTGTTTTACAGAATCAAAAATTTATTTGGTTAAAATAAACAGTAATTAATTTCAAATAAGAAAGTAGTTCAAATAAACAGTAAAGTAGTTCAAATAAACAATAATTAATTTCAAATAAACAATAATTAATTTCAAATAAGAAAGTAGTTCAAGTAAACAATAATTTAATTTAACCAAATAAATTATGATTTAAGTAGTTAAAATAAATAGTAATTAATTTCAAATAAGAAAGTAGTTTAAGTAAACAATAATTTAATTTAACCAAATAAATTATGATTCAACTAGTTCAAATAAATAGTAATTAATTTCAAATAAGAAAGAATTTATTTTAACCAAATAAATAGTAATTCATATGGTAACTATAACAAATGAAACTACAGTTGTAAAGTATTTTTCTGAGTTAAAAGGAAAGTACAGTGTGGCTATACTAGATCAGCTGATTAAATTTGGTTGCAAGTATGAAACTGTGTTTGTGTCACAGAAACTTATAGCAGACATTGTAGGTTGTGAGCGTCCAACTGTTAATCGTTTATTGGGGTATCTTGCTTCATCAGGTGTCATATCTAAGTTGTATCGTCATCGAGATACATGTATCTACAAATTGTCTAAGATATTTTATGATTTCTCTCATCAGTTGAAGGATATCTTTTCGTCTTTAAAGAAACTTCACTATCTAAAAGAGTTGTATAGCTTTTTACCTACAGCAAAAACAGTTATAGAAAGTAATTTTAAGAAATTGTTACACCATAATAGTATTATTATTAAGAGTTACCAATATCAGCATGATAATCTCTACGATGAGGCTATGTTTTATTCAACTGACCTTCAATCTCCTCTCTCTTTTCAAAATATAACTGAAGAAATAGAACAAATCTTTGGAGTTTTAATAAAAAAGGATGTAGACATGCAAGAGTTTCCTATAAGTTCTACAATGACTGCCTTGTCAGAAGCACTTAGCCTTACAAAATGGGCCCACATTCGTTTAAGCATCTTTCCAGAAGCATCATTTGAATACGCTATAAAACAAATTAAGTTTATAAACAAGAAAGATACATTCAATTGGCTATTTAACATTTGTAAGGAGTTTTGTGTAAACAATAACTTACATGTACCATGGACTGAATTCTACGAATTGTGCGATAAGTATCAACTTTCTTCTAAACCCATTTATAAAAAAGAAAAAACTTTTAACAAAGTTGGGCAGTTGAAGAGAAACTTTTACAAAATAGAGATTGATAGGCCAATAGACGAACAAATAAAATACATAGCAACTCAGCATAGTCATTTCGAAAAACATAGCATCCAGCCAATCGTAGGTACTGTAGACAGAAAGTTCATACATCCTTCATACAGAAATATACAAAACCCATTTCTGTAAATTGTTACAGTAACGAAACTAATATGGTACAACTAATCTAGGATTTAAAGTCGAACACCCGCGGGTACATGTAATTGTAGAAATTTAACAAGTAAGGTTAGATAACAAGGAGAGCTGTATGAAGTATGCAAAACATGAATTTGTTATTAAAGGTAATCCTATACCTCTAGCAAGAGCAAGGATCAACCCAAAAGCATTCTTCAATAATGTAAAACGTAAGATGTGGGATCCACAAAAAGAACTTAAACTCGTAACTGCAATCACTCTAGAAAATCAATTTGAAGGAGTAAAACCACTTACTGGTGCTCTCCGCTTAGAAGTTATATTTTATATGCCCATACCTCAGTCATACTCACATAAGAAAAAATTAGATATGGAAGGCATACCACACATAAGCAAACCTGATCTAGATAACCTTATAAAGTGGATTGGTGACTGCGCAAATAATCTGCTTTATTCAGATGATGCAATAATAGCAGAAATTAAGGCTCAAAAAAAATACGACAATAATCCAAGAACCGTATTCACTCTAGAAAGGATTAGCAATGAAGACTGACAAAACAACAAAAATAAATAACCCTAGCATTAAAGAAAATAAAATAACAAAAAAACAAAACGTTCCTTTAAAGAAACGAAAAAGAGAAGAATTTGAAGTCTCACCTTGGCTTGAAGACTATCTAGATTGCTTTCAAGGTAAATATAAACCAGTAACGCAAGCTTTCCTAGAAAGAATAGGACAAGAAATGGTAATTTGGGCTAAGACTGAAGAGCGAGCTTACAAGATTGCACCATTTTTTGATAATAAACATATTGGATTTCAAACTTATACAAGCTGGGCTAAGAAGTATCCTAACTTTGGAGCTGCATATAATTTAGCTAAATCTATTATAGGTACAAGAAGAGAATACGGATCATTAGAACGTAAACTTGATTCTGGGACAGTTTTGTATAATATGCATGCTTATGACCCTGAATGGAAAGAAGCAAGAGAATATCATTCTTCATTGAGGCAAATAGAGACCAAGAATCAGAATAGCGATGTGAATGTATATATGAATAAATTTCCATCATCTGATAGAGTACCTGAAAAACCAAGCAAGAAAGAGGTTGCTCCTAAAAAGCAGACTCCAGAAGAGGTAGCATATCAAGCTAGTATGAAGAGTAAAAATTTCACTAGATTAATTAAGTAATATTTAAAGGAAAATACGATGGAAAAAAAACAATTAACAGTTGAAGAAGTTAGACCAGTATTAGAAAAAGTTCTTTCTTTAACCTTTGCTTACCTTGATCAAGCAGTTAAAGAAGTCAATGAAATGGATTTTTCTAATTTAAAAAACTTTACTGATCTTGAAAAACACACATTTAATAAACTTCATAAAGATATAGCTATTGGTTTATCTATTACTCATCGTTCATACCCTTTATGTTATGATCTATTTCCAGATAGTAAAGCAAACCTTGATAATGTAGATGCAATGTTTAAAAGATTTAAAGCAGGCGGGCTAATTCAAGAATGCCCGTGCCTCTACTGTGAAGAAAATACACCAAAATCTCCTGACAAGTCAGCTCCTGACAAGTCAGCTCCTGACAAGTCAGCTCCTGACAAGTCAGCTCCTGACAAGTCAGTTGAGCCTGATCTTAATAACTCTTTATAAGTCTCTTCTTTCCCCTACAGGATTTTTGAATTAACCGTTCTCAACTCTATTCTTTCTCCCCTGTAGGGGATATAAGTTAACCATATACTTTAAAAGGAATTGGATGATCAAGCCTATTAAAGGTTTACCGGTACAGTCTGCTATACATCTCAATCAGTTTGTTCCTAGGGATTATCAGCTTCCGATTCTTGATGCTATAGAGAACAAGGGTTATAAGCGTGTTGTAGCGATAATGCCTCGACGTAGTGGAAAAGATATGACTGCATTCCAATTGGCAATGAGGCAATGTCTTTTAAGGGTTTGCGTAGTGTATTATATTTTTCCTACATATGCACAAGCTAAGAAGGTAATTTGGGATAGTGTTACCAATGAAGGCAAGCGTATCTTGGACTATATACCTGACGAGTTGATAACGTCTAAGAATGGCCAAGAGATGAAGATTCGTTTTAGAAATGGGTCTCTTTTGCAATTGGTTGGAAGTGATAATTATGATTGCTTTGATGATCAAACAGAAATACTGTCTGAAAATGGTTGGAAACTGTTTAAGGATCTAGATCAATCAGAAAAAGTAGCCACATTAGTTGATGGATACTTAGAATATCATACTCCAACAGAACATATGGAATATGATTATGATGGTGAATTGTATGCCATTAGCAATACTAGTATGGATTTTAGAGTAACTCCTAATCATAGATTGTTTGTAAAGTCTGGTAAGGGGTTTTATAAGTTCAAAGAAATAAGTGATCCAACAATTCGTCATGATATGATCCCATCGCAATCTAATTGGTCATCCACTATAAATAAAGATGTTTTCGTATTTCCCAAGGTAAAACTGTCTTCATATGCTCGTGGTAGAATAGAAGAAAGATCTATGAAGATGGACCACTTTGTTGCATTCTTGGGTATATTCCTTGGGCAAGGAAGTACGTATCAAGATTGTAAAACTAATCGTATAACTATAGCCCAGACAAAAGAGCATGGTCGAAATAAAATAAGATCATTGTTGCAAGATATAGGTATTAATTTTCAAGAGGGTAAAGATAGATTTACAATAGAATGTAATCAAATGTATGGTTACTTTGCCAAGTTTGGTAATCAGCCAACAAGGTTTATACCAAAAGATATAAAGAATCTAAGTAAAAAATACTTACAGATATTATTTGATTGGCTTATTTTAGGAGATAGAACACGTAACAATGCATATACGGCATATTATTCTACTTCAAAACAACTGATTGATGATGTTCAAGAGATTGTTATTAAGCTGGGATTGAGTGGAAACATTTCAATTAGAAAACAAAAAGATTCTTATATAAGAAAAAGATTGATACAAGCTAAACATATATTGTATAAACTACGTGTCCGTAAGTCTAAATTTAAAAGATTAAAAAGCGCATCAAGTAAATCTCATATTCATAAAGTTAATTATAGAGGTAAGGTTTACTGTGTTTCTGTTCCGTCAGGTGTTATTAAAGTTCGCCGTAATGGAAAAGAGATGTGGTCAGGAAATTCTTTAGTCGGTACAAATCCATATGGAGTTATATTTAGTGAGTATGCATTACAGGATCCTCGAGCGTATCAATTCATTCGTCCTATTCTTGCTGCTAACGACGGTTGGGCTTTGTTTATATCTACACCAAGAGGCAAGAATCATTTGTGGGAGCTTTACCAAATTGCTCTTAATTCTGATGACTGGTTTGCTTACAAGCTTTCTTTAAGTGATACAGATCATATCCCCATGGAAGAGATAGACAGAGAGCGTCGTGAAGGACTCATGTCTGAAGATCTTATTCAGCAAGAGTATTACTGTAGCTTTGATATGGGTATCGAAGGGTCATACTATACTAAATATCTTGATGTTATGAGGCAAAAGGGTCAGATCGGACAGGTTCCATGGGAAAATGGATTTCCGGTGTCGACTGCATGGGATCTTGGTATGTCAGATTCTACATGTATCATCTTTTTTCAAGTTATTGGGCAAACTGTTCGCATAATAGATTGTTATGACAATAACAAAGAAGGCTTAGAGCATTACGTTAGAGTTCTTGAGAGTAAACCTTACAGTTATGGTAAGCATTTTGCTCCTCATGATATAAAGGTTGCTGAACTGGGGACAGGTATTACTCGACTGGAGAAAGCTCGACAGCTTGGTGTTAAATTTGTAGTTGGAAGAGCTGACAATATTATGGATGGTATAGAGTGTGTACGTAGTTCATTTAATAAGATTTGGATTGATCAGAGAAATTGTGCTGATCTTATTAAGTCATTAGAAAACTATAGACAAGAGTTTGATGTTAAGAGAAGAGTATATAAAGGAAGACCGTTGCATAACTGGGCTTCTCATTATGCGGACAGTATGAGATATCTATGTGCCAATATTTCTAAAACCAGAGATGGATCATCTGCTAAGGATTTGGATGATAGATATAACGAAGCTCGTTATGGACACCAATCAAATATGCCAAATATATTTAGAAATGATTTACCACCATACTAGTGTGTTAATACTGGTATTAATATACAAAGGAGAATTGTGTTAATAGAAGAATATAAAAAGTTGGATGCTGCTTTAAAACAGTTGGATAGTGGGCTAGAAGGTGTTTATAGTGTACTGTATGGCATATTGTCTGAGCCTGCAAAGAATTATGATCTTACATTTAAGAATGAAAAGTTTCATTTAACTCCTCCATTTTATCGTAGAGATGAGAAGTCATTAAAGAAGCTGAAGCGTCGTTATTTGCAGTTAATTTTGAGTTATGCATTAAAGAATCGTATTAAGCTGTTGGTAAATGATAAAGAATGTATCCTCGAAAAAGTTTATGAGATATTGTACGCTCTTCCATTTGGTGAAGATCCTAATCATCATCAAATGGAAAAGATTTCGTTAGCAGATGTTTATGAAGCAGGAGATAAAGAGTATGGATCAAGTAGGCCTTTAGATGAAGAAGCTTATCAGGTTAACTTGCAGAATGTTAAAAAGTTTAAAGAAGAGGATTTTGTTAAATGAGTAATATATTAAGTCTGGTATGTAATTTACTATTTAGAGTCCTTTATAAGATTAAGAGTAGGTTTATTATTAGCACGAAAGGTTTAAGCTCTGCATTGGATGACCCTTTGACTCCAATTTCTATCAAACATGGTAGTAAATCACCTATGGTCCAGCAAGATAGTGGTGTTGTTAATCGTTTAAAATCTTTTAATGCTTCGTTTAATCAGCAATATGCTGCAATGTCTGCTCGTGCATTACGTCCTCATGATAGCACATGCAAAGATCCTATGATGTGTAATAAAAATGTCTGCTTTGAGCGTGTTCCTGACAAGATAGTTAGTAGAATTATGATAGTTGATAAGAATACGAAAATGGTCCAGCAAGATAGTGCTGATATTGCTGATTTAAAATCTTTTAATGATTCATTTGATCAGCAATATGCTGCAATGTCTGATCGTGCATTACGTCCTCATGATGGCCCATGCAAAGATCCTTTAATTTGCAAGCAAAAGGTCTGTTTTAAGCGTGTTCCTGACAAGATAGTTAGTAAAATTATGATAGTTGAAAACAGGTCGAAAAAATGGGCGAAATGGGCGAAAATGGTCCAGCCAGATCTTGCTGCTATTAATCGTTTAAAACCTTTTAATGATTCGTTTGATCAGCAATATGCTGCAATGTCTAATCGTGCATTACATCCTCATGATAGCTCATGCCAAGATTCTTTGATGTGTAAGAAAAATGTTTGTTTTAAGCGTGTTCCTGACGAGATAGCTAGTAAAATTATGATAGTTGATAAGGATACGAAAATGGTATTATCTATAGTATCTATGGGTATTTCAAAATATAATGATCAGCAAGTAGGTATACCAATTTTGAAAAGTAAGAAGCGAAGAATGAAAGTTAGATATAACAAATGATTGTTAATTCCTTGTACAAAAAAAATAACTAAATAGTATGTTTTGTATGAGTAAATAGCGACTGAGATGTTGCTAATATAAAATAATGAATTAGGAGTTTTTTCTATGTTGTTCCCTCAGCTTCCGAACCAATATCATAGTGAAGAGCACCAAGGAATTTTAAAACGCATGGAAAATTTCTATGCTGAATCAATCACTATCAATCAATCATTTTGGTCCGAGGCTGATACAGACACAAGGTTTGAAGCTGGTGATCAAACTCTTTGGAATGATATATACAGTACCCTTCCTGCTAATCGTCGACAACAATTCAACTTTAATCGCATCCGGCGTGTCATCAATATGATTTCTGGTCATCAAAGACGTACGCGTAAATCTACCATTGTAGTGCCAGTAGAGAATGGAGATGCTAAGACTGCCGATCAGTTTACCAAGGTGATGCTTTGGTCTAACAATCAAGAGAGTGTTTTAGAGACTATTTCAGAATCATTTCAAGGTGCACTTGTTACTGGTTTAAATTTACTGCAAGTCTGGGTAGATTACAGATCTGATCCAGTATCAGGTAACATTAAAGTAGATAACTGTTCTTATAATTCATTTTTAATTGATCCATTTTTTAAAAAATCAGACTTGTCTGACTGTAATGGATTATGGAAACGTTCATTTTTATCTAAGCGTGAGATTTTATCATTATTACCTGGCCAAGCTGATGAGATTATGGATATTACTCCTACTGCTGCAGGGACAGGCCGTGATGGTAAGTTTCAATTTATGCCAGAGTCTTATAACTATGGCTATAAAAATCTCATGACATATGATGAGTTTTACTACAAAGATTACAGAGTTCAAAAGATGCTTATCGATTCAGAAACTGGTGAGACACAAGAATGGACAGGTAATGATGATGAATCTTTAGCTTTGTTTTTAGATGCATATCCTGCACTCACTATAGTTGAACAAGAGATTCCAACGGTTAAAGTAGCTATCGTTGTTGAAGGTAAGGTTGTCTATGATGGCCCCAACCCTTTAGGGATCGATGTATATCCATTTGTACCTGTACTTGGCTACTACAATCCACAGATGCCTCATTTCTCTTACAGAATACAAGGTGTAGTTCGTGGACTAAGAGATGCACAGTATCTTTATAATCGTAGAAAGATTATTGAATTAGATATACTTGAAAGTCAGATCAACTCTGGTTGGATTTACAAAGAGAATTCATTAGTTAATCCTAAAGATGTGTTCATGAGTGGACAAGGTCGTGGCTTGGCTCTTAAAGAAGACGCTCAGATGACTGACGTTCAACAAATTCAACCTCCACAGATTCCACCATCAATGATCGAGCTATCCAAAATTCTTGGACAAGAGATACAAGAGATCAGTGGTGTAAATGAAGAGTTACTTGGGTCGGCTACTGATGATAAGGCTGGAATTCTTTCTATGCTGCGTCAAGGTGCAGGTCTAACTACTTTACAGGTTCTTTTTGATCAACTTGATAGATCACAGAAGCAACTAGGTAAGATTATGATTAATATTATTCAGAATAATTTTACGCCCGGAAAAATTAAACGAATCATTGAAGATGAGCCTACATCTCAGTTTTACAACAAATCATTTGGACGTTATGATTCGGCAATTGAAGATGGATTAAACACTACGACTCAACGTCAAATGCAGTTTGCTCAGATGTTACATCTCAAAGAGGTTGGCGTTCCTATATCAACTAAAGATCTGTTAGAAGCTTCTACTCTTCAAGGCAAGGATAAGATTATTAAGAATGCTGAAGCTCAAGCGAAACAAGAATCTGAATTGCAGGAACAACAAATGCAATCACAGATGCAAGAACAAGCAGCTCGTACCAACCTTGCTAACTCTCGTAGCTTTGCAGACAAAGGTCTTGGAGAAGAAAGATTATCTCGTATTCCTGAAAATAGAGCGCTTGCACTTGAACGTCATGCTGAAGCTGAACGTGATCATGCAGCTGCTGAACTTGATAAAGCAAAAACTCTTAAAGAACTTGATGACCTCGATGTAGCTCACCTAGAAAAACTTATTTTAATGATGAAGTCATTAAGAGAAGATAAAATAGAACGTGACCAACAATAAACATGCATGTTGAAAACATTCATGTTGAGAACATTCATGTTGAGAACATTCATGTTGAGAACATTCATGTTGAAAACATTTGTTTATTGATTATGATGTCAGTGTTATTTAATATTTCAGGTCTTAAAAGATCTTGAGATATGTTAAATAGAGGTATTATTTTATAACCTTGCATGTCTTTTTATGACTGCAATTTTTAACTAAGGAGTCTATTATGGCTAAAAAGAAACGTTATCATTCAGGTGATAAAGAAATGACTTCACATTCAGAAGGAATGTTTTCAGGTGAACATTTAGGATTTGCTAATTTGCCGGATAAAGTTATCATGAAAGAGTGGCCTCGTAATGATTATTTTAAAAGTCGTGAATTAAATGATAAATTAAGTGGTATCGATGAACAAATTGATGCTGATGTTAAGGGTGCAAATCGTAATCGTTCAAAGTCTAAATACTAACTTTTAGATTTCAGGAGTAATTATGCCAGTTACGATTCGACCTAACAAAAAAGCCACTAAAATAGCTTGGCGTTTATTAGGTATGCCTACGAACATGAAAGATAAAAAGACTGCTTTTCAAAGACGAATTGATGAGCAACTACTTTCTCAAAGAGCATATAGAACTAGATAGAATTTAGGGGGACGGTTGTCCCCCTTTTAATGTCCAAGCATTTTAAAATATTAAGAAAAAAACCAACCAAAAAGAAGAAATAATTATGACGTTTAAAAAATTAGTAGTAGTTAAGTGGGTAATTGCTTTTCTTTCCTTATCTACCTTGTATTCCTCAGAAACTAGTAGCCCCCCTATAGTAGCAACATATGCGTTGCGGGATAATGATGTAGGTGAAGAGACACTTTCTAATAAAGAGCTTTTATTAAAGCAACGCTTAGATCGTATGCTATATGATGGATTTAAAAAACGTGACAGTGTTACAGCTATGGCACTTCAAAGATTTATTGATATATGTCAATATCGTGATATGGACAATGCAAGATTACCTCAAGATATTAAGGCATGCATGATCAAGAATCAGTTACTACTTAAGAATGGTTTACCTAATCCTGAGAACGTTCGTTTGTACGCATTGATCAAGTCAAAGCTTCCAGAACTTAACTATGATATGTAAATACACCCTATGTAAATACATCTTGTGTAAATACTCCTTGTGTAAATGCACCTTGTGTAAATGCACCTTGCGTGAAAATGCAAGGTGTGTTCTTTTTTATTTACTTATTCTCTTTTTCATCTTCTATAGGTGCATCAGTTGAACAAGGAGTATAAGTTTTTTCTGAACAAGAATTAATTCCTGCAATACTTAATAATAGAGCGATCATTAGTAATTTTTTCATTTGATACCTTTAAATAGATTTGGACACTATAGAGTTGTTTACTTTTGCTTCTTTATTCTCTACTTTTTTATCAATTTTTGAATAAATTATTTTTTCATTTATTGCATCGATTACTACATTTCTCATAGATGTCTGCAAATCAACTGAAAACTTCTTTAACATTTGATGAAGCTCTATTGGCAGATCAACTGTAAATCTAAATAATCTTTCTTTCATACTAGATTCCTTTTACGTCTTCCGTATTGTATGTATATAATGAAATAATTATATACCTCCTCCATTACTTAGTAAACTTCTATGAATTAAAAATGTACCAGTTGATGTTTCCCTATTTGTTTTAAGTAATTTTTCCTATACTTCGTAGAAAGTTATGAATACTTGTAAAGAAGGAACTATATGGCGCATCAGAATATGGGTAAGATAGCTTCAGAGGCTTGGGATAAAGGTTCAGGAAAGGCTGACCCGCGAGAGATTCAAAGAGCCTCAGAGAAGGAATATATTGAAGAGTTGTCTTGGTGTGTTAATCATGCCAAAAAACAAATAGATTGTTCAAGTGTGAAGGGTCATGAAGTTTGTAAGGATGCAGCTGCTTTCGAGGGCAGTTTCTTCATAGAGGCACTCGTTAAAAAAGAAAAGCTTTTAGAGAATGTGTTACGTAATTACTTTATACCTCGTTCAACTTGCCCGACTCCTTTCTATGATCAGACCGTATATAGATACAACCATATAAATGAAACAGTAGAATTTCTATGGGTTGTTCCTGATAAGGAAACATGTGAAACATTTAAAGAAAACAGGGATCTAATTGTCCCATCCGAGCTAGGACTCTTAAAGTTTGTTCTTGATTTTGATGATGGAACTCTTTTTAGAATGGCTAAGAAATTTAATGGTGAAACCATGAATCATGGTATAATTTTAGAGGGCAGATAGTATGTCTATTTCAAAAAAAATAAATAACGGTTATCATGCTCAAACTCAACTTGTTACAAGAAGAGAAATAGCTGCGCAGCCATTACCTGAAGAAATCAATGTCCCTGATCAAGTCCCAAAAGAGGTATATAAACATATGGAAGAAAAAAATACAATTCAAGAAGAAACGTACGAAAATCAAGAAGCAAATAATACAGAAGAATACTCTTCTAATTCATCATCTACAAGCCAAGAAGACACACAAGATGATGATACAGAATATTTAAATTCAGAAAGTGATGACACACAAAGTGATGACACACAAAGTGCGAACACACAAAGTGCGAACAAAAAAGGTGTGAACACACAAGGTGTGAACACACAAGGTGTGAAGCCATCTGCTAAAGAAAGCTTTAAATATATTAAAGATGCTAAAGAAAAAGCAGAACGTGAACGTGATCTTATATTTCAGCAAATGATGGACTATCAAAAACATCAAAACAATTCACGGAATCCAAAAGAGCCTGAAGAACAACCAGTTGATGATGATATTGATTTTAATATTAATGAAGACGATCTCGTTGAAGGTCGTTATGTAAAAAAAGTTACAAATAGAATTAAATCACTTGAAAAGCAGCTGAAGAACTATGAGTCACAATCTAAACAAACTTCTGTAGAGTCTAAAATTAGACAAGAGTTCCCTGATTTTGAAAAAGTTGTATCGGATGAAAATGTAGCGATACTTAACAGTCAGTTCCCTCAAATAGCTCGAACCTTAAGAGATACATCAGATATGTATAGTAAAGCATCAGCAGCTTATGCAATTATGAAGAAGTTTGGTATCTATAGGGATGACATTCATAGAGATAATAGAGTTAAAGCTATGGCTAATACTCAAAAGCCTAGACCTTTAACCTCGGTTAATCCTCAGCAGGGTGATACACCACTATCTAAGGCCAATGCGTTTGCAAATGGTCTTACAGAAGAGTTAAAATCACAATTATTAAGAGAAATGAGTGCAGCAAGACGCGCAATGTAGTATACTATTCGTGTCAGATTTACTTCTAAAACTGATTAAATAATTCCACAGGATGCTTAGCGGTGTTCTGTGGAAATTTTTTTTAAGAAATTTGACTGAATAGATTACTTATTTGCGGTTGATTTATCCTGAAACTTGTCTATAACTATCTCTGAGCGCAAATAAAACATAGAGACATCGCTCAACTCTATATCTGAGCGCAAATAAAACATAGAGACATCGCTCAACTCTATATTCCGGACGCAAAAGCCTTGTTAAGAATTCGTCCAACTTAAGGTGGTTAGCAATTAGTTAATTCATTTCAAGGAAAAATATGTCAATAACGACAAGTGTTACCTTACCAGCACCGGTTCAGTTAAGCTTTTCCTTAAAGCTTTTATCTGTGTCAGTGCCAAATTTAATTTTTAAAATACCTGCAGTACTAAAAAGTATCCCTAGAAATGGTGGTACTACTTTACGTATGCGTAGATATAATCCACTTGCTACTGCGATGGTTCCTTTAGGAACTACTGGTGTCACGCCTCGTGCACAAAATTTAACTGCGGTCGACATAGACGCAAAGATTTCATTTTATGGAACTTATGTAATTTTGAACGAGCAAGTTACACTTCAAAATCAAGATCCCGTTTTGAATGAAGCTGCAGCTCGTCTTGCTGTTTCACTTCGTCAAACTGAAGATCAATTGACACGTGATATGCTTGCTGGAACAGCTGCATTTATCAACGCTGTTGGTGGTGTTAATGGTGATAGTCCAACAGAATTGACTCGTTCAGACGTTGATGATGTTGTACGCTCATTGTTAGGAAGTAATGCCTATACAATTTTAGACAATATTGAGGGTGACGATAAATTTGGTACAGCTCCAGTTCGAGAAGCTTATTTTTCGCTTTCTCACACGGATCTTACTAAAGATATGGACTCTATTGATGGATTTATCCAGAAGAACCAATATCCTGCACCTATGAATGCATTGCGTTCAGAGTGGGGCGCAATTGGTAGCGTTCGTTTCTTAATATCATCTGTTGGTTCTAAGACAGCATCTGCATCAAACCTTGGTAAAGATGTTTATAATAACTTTATAGTTGGCATGGAAGCTTATGCTTGTATTGAGCAAGATGAATATAGTGCTCAATTTATATATAGACCGCCAATTTATGATGGACCTTTAGCATTAAATGCTTCAGTTGGTTATAAGTTTGCGGAAGTTCCTAGAATCTTAAATGATCTTTGGGTTCTGAATCTTCGTTGCACATTATCATAGGGAGATATCATGGATAATACTATAATTCAACAAGGACGTTTTACGTCTGATGGAACGGCTAAGTTCTTAGAATTGCGTTCTGATGTAGACTGGATGATGGTTTATAACGCTACTGCTGCTGCTGCGGCACAAACTACAGCGCGAGGAGTTAAATACTACTGGCAACGTGGTTTTGCAGATGGATCTAAATGGTCATCATTAAAATCTAACGCTGCAAACGCTGCAAACTTAGAGACGTTAATTACAACAAATGGATTTTCATTAATTGATAGTACAGTAAATCCAGTAGGAGTATTAAAGACAACTGTTACAGCTGTATCAGCTGCTGCGACTCCGCTTACTTCCAATAGTGGTTCTAATGGTTTATCTGCTGGTGATGTTGTAAGATTTATCAATGTAACGGGTGCTCAACAGTTGGGTGGATTCGACTTTACAGTTGGACATAACACTTTGACTGCTATTACATTCACTCTTGATTATATGTCACAAATCATCGCTGGTACGACTGGTTCATGGAGAAAGGTTAGATTTGATCCTATCTTTTATCCACGTCGTCGTTTCATTACAAAGATTTCTTTAGCTAATTCAGCTGTTGTAACTATGTCAGTAACACATGGTTATAAAGTTGGACAAAAGATTAGATTTGTAGTGCCGGCTTCTTATGGCATGGTCGAAATGGATGGATTGTCAGGTACAATTACAGCTATTG